TTTAAAACAAACAGGTGCCGCAGCTGCGTCTGCAGCAATGCCAGTGGGTAAATTAACGCCGACCTTGGCCCAGGCTGCAACAAAAACAGCAACACGTTTTGCACCACCATGGATTAAATCAATGGTGGGTATATTAGATAGTTTAAGTACAAAGAGTGGAGTGATGAGTCATACCATGGCTAACGGAACAAAAATAAAATCACTTGGTGGCACAGCTGATACATATAGTGGAAAAGTAACACCTTTTGAAATTACAAACTCAGATGGATATAAAGTTCCTGTTAACATGATTAAAAATAAAAAAGGTGATATACAAATAGAGTTTGATATTCGTGATGACTTTTCTAATAACCAACACATTTACATAGATAAGAAAACAGGACAAGTAGAAATAGTTGATGAGAATTATTACATGACGTCACCAGAAGATTTTGCAAAAGATGATCCAATTACTTGGGATGTAACCACACCATCACAAATGCAAGCGTTTGAAAGAAAGATGGGCATTATGCGTGGTGATGGTAGTGAAAAGATGAAAGACTTTGCTTCACTGCCTGAGGACGGTGACTATTCAGAGTTATTTGAAAGTTTAATTGATTCTTTTTCTCCATCTGGTAACATATTCAACACGAAAGCAAAAGCTAAACAAATAGCTAAAGAACAAAAAAGATTAAAAAATTTAAGAGACGAAAGAATGGAAGCTGATTTTGAATCACAATTTAGAGGTGGTAACATACACGGATTTAGACGTGGTGGCACGAGCATGCGTGATTATCCAAAATCTGCTTTTGAAAACAAAAGACCAACAATGGATTTTGATCGTATGTTGGATGCAATGCAAATGGTAGAGAGTAGTGGTAATCCGTACGCAAGAGGACCGTACAGACAAACAGCTCCTACAGGTGGAGCAGCAGGAGGTCCTCAAAAAGAAAGAGCTTTAGGTTTATTTCAAATAATGCCAGCAACAGCTGAAAGACCAGGGTATGGAGTAGAGCCTTTTAAAAATTATTTATCTGATCCTTTTAACGTAAAAGAACAACGTAGATTTGCAGGTGATTACATGAAAGCAATGTTAAAAGAATTTGATAATGATTATGAAAAAGCAATATCAGCATATTTTTATGGGCCTGGAAATGTAAAAGCAGGAAAATATGATCTTCCAACTTATTACGATAAAGTCATGAAGTATTACAACAAGGGTGGACTAGCAGAAAACGTAACACATGATGATGTTGTTGCATACATAAGAAAGAACCCACAAGAATATGTTGGTGGTGGATTGGTAAAAAAACTAGCACCAAAGGTAATAGGCAAGTTAAGAGAATATTCTCCTAAAATAACAGGGCCTAAAAAGCAAGGGCCAATACGTCCGGATAGACCTTTCACAGTTTTTGATGAAGCTGGTTTGCCAATAAAAGATTTTGATACAGAAAAAGCAGCTAGAGATTTTTTAAGAGATGATGCACGAGCTGGTGGTTCAGCTGACATGTATACTATTGGTACAAGTTATTCAAAAAAAGCTAGAATGCCTGACGATGACACAGTTGGTGCAATGTTTTGGGGCTCACGTGAGAAACTCATAGATGCGCCAATGGAATCTGCAAAAGGATCAGAATGGTTAGCATATTTAAAACGTCCATTTGCAAAACACAATCCAATCAAAGACATGGAGTTAAATGATACACAATTATCAACGCACTTATCAAGAAATGCAAACAAAACATTATCCAAAGCAGATGTTATAAAAGACTTTGATGAAAAGTTAGCACCTGATATTGACGTTGTAGTATTAGGAGGCGGTAGCAGAGAAACCAGTAAATCTTTAAGAAATATATTGAGAACAGATTTACAAGCATTTAGACCTGGACCACTTAGAAATGTTTTAGGTGATTTACAACTTAGAATAAATCCATTAGCTGAAGCCGTTGGCAACAATGACAAGCAAAGCATATTAAAAATAGTAGGACAGGTAGAAGACTCAGTGCAAAAAAACTTTGGCGTGCCAAATGCAATTACAGAAGGTTTTCCACAAAAGTTTCCGTTTGAGTTAAAAGAACCTTTGCAAGAGATAGCACAATTATCCGGCGTAAGACTTGCAGGATTTAAAGAGTATGCAAGAGAGACAATTTATAGTGGACAACAAACACTTAGTGGTGGAAAAAATTACCGTGAGTTTTTATTTAAGTATAGCCACAAACCAGGATCACTGCGTAATACGGAGCCAACATACACCTACGCACATGACTTTGGTTTAACAAGTTCGCAACGTGCAAATGGTTTTGTACACATGCGTACATCTGATAGAACGGATCAATTTGGAAGAAGGATATTGCACATAGAAGAAATACAATCTGACATGCACCAACCAATAAATGCTGCAGGAAGAAGAGTAAAAAAATATCAAGCAGATCAAGCAGCAAGAGGAGAACCGTTATCAGAAACAAGAGCTTATAAAGATGATGTACAACGTTCTAGGTATGCACCACGTGGTGATCTTGTAAAAGAAGTGGACAACGCGAATGAACAGCAAATGATGTTAATACAAGCAAAGATAGAGGATTTATTACAGTTGCCACAGACACAACAAACACAAGTGCGTTTGGCAAGACTGAACAGAGAGCGTGCAAAGATAAGAAAAATTATTGCTGATAAAAGAGCAAAGGCTGGAGAAGGTGATCACAGTGGCGTGCCACAAGGACCTTACAGCAAAACCGAAGATTATAACGAGTTTGTTATGAAATACGCACTAAAAACAGCACAAGAGGGTGGCTATGATGGCATATCCATATCAACACCTCAAATAAAAAATCTAAGCACGTCACAAGGAAGCAGAGATCACATAGGAAATATTACAGCTTACGGTCCAATAGCACAGGGTGCAATGAAAAAAGTAGGTAAAAAAAGTGGTGCAAAATTTATCAAAACTGTTATAACTGATGAACGTAATAGACCTTTTGAAGTTCCTCTGTTATTATTAAAAGATAATCCACAGGCACAATCAATAATTTCAAAAGGCCTAGGGGCATACAAGAGAGGGGGAATAGCTATCAATGGCTAACGGCAATAAAAATAATATAGACAAAGCATTAGAAGCACTTACAGGTGCATTAGATATAGAACCTACTGGTGAAGAAATACAAATGGAGCCTGAAGTAGGTGTTGATTTTGAACCAGACGTAGAATTATTAGAAGATGGTAGTGCAGAGATTAATCTAGATCCAAACGCACCAATAGATAAAACAAACATCCCACACGATGCTAACCTAGCAGAATACATAGAAGATGAAGAATTAGGTAGATTCGCAAGTGATCTACTAGCAGAATTCGAATCGGACAAAGACTCAAGAAAAGATTGGGAAGATACCTACATCAAGGGTCTTGACATGTTAGGCTTCAAATATGAAGACCGAACACAGCCGTTCGAAGGAGCGTCCGGGGTCGTACATCCCTTATTAGCTGAATCTGTTACACAGTTTCAAGCCCAAGCATATAAGGAACTTCTCCCCCCAAGCGGCCCCGTACGAACTCAAGTAATAGGATTATCCACACCTGAAGTAGAAGATCAGGCTAAACGTGTACAAGAATTTATGAACTATCAAATCACAGAGGTGATGCAAGAATACGATCCTGACATGGATCAATTATTATTCTATCTACCTCTTTGTGGTTCTGCATTTAAAAAAGTTTACTATGATGGTTTGATGAAACGTGCTTGTGCAAAGTTTGTTGCAGGTGAAGATTTAGTTATTAACTACATGGCAACAGATTTAGAATCAGCTGACAGAATTACACATGTAATTAAAACAAGTGGCAATGATGTACGTAAACAGCAATTACAAGGTTTTTATCGTGACATAGAATTATCTACTGGACAAGTAGATACTGATGACGTTGTAGATAAAATAGACGATTTACAAGGTTCACAAAAAAGCTACGGCTCTAATGATGATGAGCACATAATATTAGAAATGCACATCAATGCTGATGTACCAGGTTTTGAAGATACGTCTGGTGTAAAATTACCTTACATTGTTTCTATTGATCAATACTCGCAAGAAATATTGTCAATCAAAAGAAACTACGCACAGAACGATCCAAACTTTATGAAGAATCAATACTTTGTACATTACAAATTCCTCCCTGGATTAGGCTTCTATGGATTTGGTCTAATTCACATGCTAGGTGGATTATCAAGAACTGCAACAAGTGCTTTGCGACAATTAATTGATGCAGGTACTCTTGCTAATCTACCAGCAGGTTTCAAGGCAAGAGGTATGCGTATACGTGACCACGATGAACCGTTGCAACCAGGTGAGTTTAGAGACGTGGATGTAACAGGACAATCAATAAAAGAATCATTAATGATGTTGCCATACAAAGAACCATCAGCTGTATTATTTCAGTTGTTAGGTTTTGCTGTTGATGCAGGTAAATCATTTGCTGCAATAGCAGACATGAAGATGGGCGAGGGTAATGAACAAAACCCTGTTGGCACAACATTAGCATTAATTGAACGTGGTACAAAAGTGATGAGTGCCATACACAAAAGATTGCACTATGCACAACGAACAGAATTTAATTTATTGGCAAAAGTATTTCAATTGTATCTACCACCACAGTATCCATACATGGTTGTTGGTGGCAATCAAATGATTAAACAAGCAGACTTTGATGATCGTGTAGATGTTCTACCAGTATCAGATCCAAATATTTTTTCTATGGCACAACGTGTCACATTAGCACAACAACAACTACAATTAGCAAATGCCGCACCACAGTTACACAACTTACGTGAGGCATATAGAAGAATGTATGATGCAATGGGTGTGGACAATGTTGATTCAATATTAAGACCAGACCCTGGTATGCCACAGCCAATGTCTCCTGCAATGGAGAATGCTGGTGCAATGCGTGGTAAAGATCCAAAACCTTTTCCAATGCAAAACCATCAAGCACACATTGCTGCACACGCAGAATTTATGTTTACAAGAATGGTACAAATCAATCCACAATTGTACGCAATGCTACAGGCACACGTATCAGAGCATATATCATTGTTAGTAGCTGAACAGATGCAACAAAAATATGGACCACAGTTTCAAGAGTTACAACAAGCAATGCAGCAGGCACAACAAAATCCACAAGCAATGCAACAATTACAACAACAAATGGATCAGTTGGTAAACCAACAAGCAGCTGAACAAGCACAGGCAGAGGCTGAAATGACAAGACAATTAGCAGCTGACGAAGAAGCAAGAATAAGCAAAGAAGCTCAAGATCCACTTGTTAAATTAAAACAACAAGAAATAGACCTAAAAGCAATGCAGACACAGATGCAGATGCAGAAGGACATGATGGTGGATGCTGAAAAAATAGATCTGGAAAGAGATAGATTAGAGGCGGATACAACTATTGACTTGATGAAAGTTGCGGCTGATGTTAATAAAGAGGACTCTACCGAAGCAATGGCATTGTTGAAAGAGAACATGTCCACAACTAGAGAAGCAATGAAACAAAACGTGAGGAATAATGGAGCACAAAACAGATCCAAAAAAGCTACTGATGAAGCTTAGAGACGCTATGATAAAGATAGAAGAAGCTGCTGAGAGTGAAATAAAAAGCAGTGACGACTATTTGCAAGTTTGTGGTGCTTTAATGGCAGTGACTAGGAACATGTATGAAAAAGCTTTAGGTTCTGAGCAGACACAACAAATGTTTTTGGCTGTGGCTGAGAGTTTTGATTTTCAACAAGAAGTTTTGCAAATCTTTAAAGATGGTGCAAAACCAACAATACATTAGGAGGTATAATGCCGAAAGTTGGTATGAAAAGGTTTCCTTACACTTCTGCTGGTTCACACCAGGCACAGATGCATGCGCGTCAAACTGGACAAAAAGTGACCATGAAGAATGGAGGAAAGGTGAAAAAGAAAAATAAGAAAAATAAAAAGAGGAGGTAAATATGAAGTTACTACAAGATTTATGGTCGCATTTAAAAGAGTGGTCGGACTGGTCAATGAAGGACTGGATTAAGGCTGCTATTGTTGCACTAATCGTAATTGTAATAATTGGCGCAATCTAATGGATGCAAGGTCAAAATATTTAGCACGTAAAAACACTCCGACCCCGTTTAGTCAGGGGCCGGAGATGCAGAACTATACGCAAATGATGAATTTGCAAAATCAAGCGTCTAGCTTTGCGCCAAACGATCCACGTATACAAGAACTAAAAGACAGAAGAAGACAATACAACCGTCAAGACAAATATAAAATAGGTGAAAAATTTAATGTATCACCTTTGGACGTACAAAGAGATTTTGCTAACAGAAGTGAAACTTTAAGGTTAGCTAACCCAGCTGCATACAAACAAATGTATCCTATTACCAGTGCTGCCATGGATTACATA